AGGGCAGAGGTAGTCGAGGATGGTTTATCTATCCAACCCTTCGCAGAATTCAGCCTGAATTAGTGAACAAGTGGGAAGTAGCTTTTGATCGTATTCTTAAGGAGTGGGCATAATGGCAACTGGTAATCGCACCCTTAAGTTATCCATCCTTGCCGATGTTGATGATCTTAAAAAGAAATTAGATCAAGCCGATAAATCGGTCGAAAGTAATTCAAGTAAGATTTCAGAGTTTGGCAAAAAGGCAGGTTTGGCATTTGCTGCCGCTACTGCAGCTGCTGCTGCTTATGGCGTTAAATTAGCCGTTGATGGGGTTAAAGCAGCCATTCAGGATGAGCAAGCACAACTTAGATTAGCCAATGCCCTAAAGGCTGCCACAGGGGCTACAGATGCCCAAATAAAGGCAACCGAGAGCATGATCCTCAAGACATCTTTGGCAACTGGTGTTGCTGATGATGAATTAAGACCAGCTATGCAGAGATTGGCAGTTTCAACTAAGGATGTTGGCGAAGCCCAGAGATTATTAGCCCTTGCTTTAGACATAAGCAAAGGATCAGGTAAAAGCCTTGAAGAAGTAGCCAATGCACTTGGTAAAGCACAAGATGGCAACACAACTGCATTACAAAGATTAGGCTTAGGTTTATCAAAGGCTGAATTAAGCACTTTGTCATTTACAGAAGTGCAAGCAAAATTGTCAGATCTTTATGGTGGAGCAGCAGCTGCTAACGCTGAGACATTTCAAGGCAAGATTGATCGATTAAAGGTTGGATTTGATGAGGCTAAAGAATCACTTGGAACTGCATTACTTCCACAGGTTGAGAAGTTTATCGGATTTTTAAACACCACAGGCATTCCAGCATTAAACGCATTCATCGCAGGATTAACTGGTGAAGACGGATTAACTGATGGATTGGATCAAAGCCAAAGCGGATTCGTATATTTAGGAAAAAGCATATCTGCAACAGTTGGAATTATTCAAGGTTTTATCACCTTTATCAGAGAAGCAGTTGGTTTATTGGTTGAGTTTGCTAACCAAGCAATCCGATTGGTAAATATCGTTAAGCCGGGCGCAGATGTTGGCTATATTCCAAACCCATCACTTACTGGCACAATGACGGGTCAAACAGTGCCTACAATTTCAACCACATCAAATGCTAGAGAAAACCGCACAACAGTTAATAACATAACAGTTAAGGCAGTAGATAGCGAAGGCGCAGCTAGAGCAGTGGCTAAGGTATTAACTCAATCATCAGCCAGATCGATTCCGGCTTTGGCGGGTTCAAGCGTTAGAGGCAATTAGTGAGCGAATTTACTCCCGATTGGAAGTTGCTCATAAATGGCACTGATTACGCCAATGTTGCAATAGCAGACATAAGCCATCAGGCTGGTCGAGAAGATATTTACCTTCAGCCTAATCCTTCTTATATTTCTATTTCTTTAGTTGCTTTGCAGAATCAAAACTACACCTTTGCAATCAATGATGGTTTAAGCCTACAACTGAAAGATAGCACTGGCACATACAAAACAATCTTTGGTGGCAATATCACCGACATCAGCACATCAGTTAATGCAACTGGCTCAGTAGGAACAGTTTATTCATACACTCTTATCGCACTTGGATCTTTGGCTAGATTGGCTAAAACAATTAGCGATGGAGTTCTAACATCAGATTTCGATGGAGATCAGATTTATGCCCTACTCACTGAGTTCTTGCTTGGTGATTGGAATGGTGTATCAGCTGCTCAAACATGGGCAACTTATGATGCAACTACCACATGGGCAAATGCTGAGAATCTAGGATTAGGTGAAATCGATCAGCCGGGTCAATATGAAATGGTCAATCGTGGATCAAATGCAGATACCATTTACAACATTGCATCTCTAATTGCTAACTCAGGTTTTGGAATTCTATATGAGGATAACAACGGCAACATCGGTTATGCGGATGCAGACCACCGCCAAAATTATCTGGCTACAAATGGCGAAACCGAGATATCAGCCAACACCGCTATTGGTGCAGGTATTACTACAACCACCACATCAGGCAACATCCGAAACGACATCACTTTAAATTACGGCAACAATTTCAACGATAGCGAGACTTTAGTTGATGCCGATAGCGTGGCAACGTATGGCTACAAATCTGAGGCTATTAACTCAACCATCAAGAATGCAGCTGATGCTGAACTTATTGTCCAGAGATACATCGATCTTCGAGCATATCCTTATCCAAACTTTGAGAGCATTACATTCCCAATTACCAATCCAGAAATGGATGATACGGACAGAGATGCCCTATTAGGCGTGTTTATAGGTCAGCCTATTAGGATCACCGATCTACCGCCTCAAATCGCCTCTGAGGGCATATTTCAGGGGTATGTAGAAGGCTGGTCATGGAGCACATCATTCAACGAGTTATATCTAACACTCAACCTCAGCTCAATAGAGTTCTCAGCCGTATTCCAATCTTGGAACGAGGTCAATGCTTCCGAAGCGTGGAACACTTTATCAGGTACAATTACATGGCAATCAGCGATAGGAGTAATAGCGTAATATGGCAAATACAAGCAATTTTGGGTGGGAAACTCCAGACGATACCGATCTGGTTAAAGATGGCGCACTAGCGATCCGCACCCTTGCTGGAGCAATCGACACCTCTTTCGTTGGCGTTGCAATCAATGCTCAAACAGGCACAACTTATACAGCAGCACTTGCAGACGGATTAAACAAAGTTGTAACAATGGACAACGCATCCGCAAATGATTTTAAGATTCCAACAGATGCTTCAGTAGCATTTCCAGTTGGCACAGTATTAAATGTTTATTGCAAAGGCGCAGGGACTACAACAATTTCAGCAGTAACATCAGGAACAACAACAGTAACTTCAGCAGGTGCAGTTGCAGCTTCTCCAACATTAGCAACCAAGAAAGCCGCATCATGCGTGAAAATCTCAGCAAATTCTTGGATCGTGGTGGGCGGAATTGCCTAATTTAATTTTAGGATTTTTTGCTGGAGCTGCAAGAGAACCACTTTTAGTTGAGTATTTAGTTGTTGCTGGCGGTGGTGGCGGTGGTGGCAGCAAATCAAATACAGTTGGTGGCGCAGGTGGTGGTGCTGGCGGTTATCGTTCATCAACATTAAATTGTAGTGTTTCAACAAATCTAACTCTTACTATTGGCGCAGGTGGCGCAGGTGGAACTTTGTCAGGTGGTACTGATTGGAGTCCTGGAACATCAGGTAACAATTCTGTATTTTCTAGTATTACTTCTACTGCTGGTGGCGGTGGCGCAGGTTATTCAAATCCTTACACTAAAAACGGATCAGACGGCGGTTCAGGTGGTGGTGCTGTTACTGGTGGTACTGGTGGTGCTGCAAGTCCGTCAGGTCAAGGAAATGCTGGCGGTACTTCATCATCTGATGGCGGTGGTGGTGGTGGTGGTGCGGGCGCAGCTGGTTCAACCACAACGACTGGTAATGGTGCAAATGGTGGTAATGGTTTATCTAATTCTATTTCAGGTTCATCCGTAACTTATGCTGGCGGTGGTGGCGGTGGTTCATATAATGGAACTGGTGGAACTGGTGGAACTGGCGGTGGAGGAAACGGCGGTAATGGTGGTTCAAGTGGCACTAATGGAACTGCAAATCTTGGTGCTGGCGGTGGTGGTAAAGGTAATATCGATGGTGGCTCAGCTGGTAACGGCGGTTCAGGAATTATAATTTTGAAATATCCAAGCAGTTACACTGCATCATTTAGTGGTGGAGTTTCACAAACAACAACAACAGTTGGTGCTTACAAAGTTTCAACAATTACAGCAGCTGGTGTTTCAGATACAGTGAGTTGGTCATAATGGCACATTACGCTTATTTAGATGAGAATAATATCGTTGTTGCGGTAATAGTAGGAAAAGATGAAACTGAACTAATTGATGGTTTGGATACTGAAACTTATTACGCATTAAATACTCCATACACAGTTAAGCGGACGTCATATAACTCAAGCATTCGTGGCAATTATGCTGCATTGGGATTTTCATATTTAGAAAATGTTGATTTATTTATGCCGCCTAAATGCCATGATGAGGCAGTTCTAAATGAAGAAATTGCTAAATGGGAATGCTCAAATCAGGAACATGATGAAACCCTGGCTGAGTAAGTCTGCCGTTCAATTAAGAGAGCAGATCGATGATTGTTTTCCAGATCGGGATCGTGCTTCTGATGGTTGGATTGGCGATGCTCGGCATTCAGCTGCTAAGTCAGACCATAATCCGGCTCATGATACGGGTGTGGTTCGTGCTATCGATGTGGACAAAGATTTAAACAAGATCAAAGGTATAGCGGTTCACTTGGTTGAGCAGCTAAGACTTTATGCCAGGTCAGATAAGCGCAAACGTATTTCTTACATAATCTTTGATGGTAAAATTTGTTCTGCTAAAGGAAACTGGAAATACCGGGCTTACAAAGGTTTTAATCCACACAAGCACCACATCCACATTTCTTTTAGCCCTGCGGGAGATCAGGATTCATCATTTTTCGATGTTCCACTACTCGGAGGTAAAGCATGAAACTAACTAAAAAACACAAGGCAGCAATCAAGTCATATTTGCGTGCAGTAGCAGCTAGTGGAATCACAGTTGGCTTAGCAATCGTTGGCGACATGAAACCAGAATACGCAGTATTACTAGGTGCCCTAATCGCTCCAGTAATCAAGGCGTTGGATGTAAAAGAAACTGAATTTGGCATAACTGAAAAACTATGAACCAATCAGAATTCTTCACACTTTATTTTGCAACCATCGGAGTAATAGGTGGCTTTGCTAGTTACGTCATTACTCATTTGATGGCAGAAATTAAACGCCTTAATGAGCGTGTCGATGAAATCTATAACATCCTTTTAGAGCGATAATTTTAATCATGGCGACTACACGCAAGAAGCAACCTGCCAAACGCAAAAAGATTGCGAAGAAGCGGGTTATTCGTAAATCGCCAGAGCCATTAACCAAAATGGATGAATTCTACATAACTTTGCATGAAGCATATAAAGCAGCTAAAAAAGCAGGGTTTAGTGAAACAATGGCATTTTGGATAATGCAAGAGAAAATCCTTCCCGACTGGATTGTCGGAGATGGAGGGATCATTCCATCGATTGATCCAACTGACGATGAAGAGGATTTCGATTAAGCGCTACCTTGTAATTTCTGACCTCCAGTGCCCTTATCACCATGAGATTGCCACGAGGAATGTAATTAAGTTAGCTAGACGGGAGAAGTTCGACAGTGTATTGGTGGTTGGAGATGAAATTGATTTTCAAACAATTTCGCGTTGGAGTGAAAAAACACCTTTGGCTTATGAACAAACTATTCATGCTGATCGTGAACTCACTCAGTCGATTCTTTGGGATCTCACCGAGCACGCTAGAGAGGCTCATATTGTCCGCTCTAATCATACTGATCGCTTATACAACACTTTATTAAAAGTACCTGGCTTAATTAGCCTGCCTGAATTGCAGTATGAAAAGTTTATGGATTTTGCCACAATGGGCATTCAATTCCACAAAACATTCTATGAGTTTGAAAAAGGCTGGATCTTGGCTCATGGCGATGAAGGCAACACAAACCCCAACGCAGGCATAACTGCCCTAAATCTGGCTAAAAAGGCAGGAAAGAGCGTTGTTTGTGGTCATACCCATAAGTTAGGGCTAAGTGCCTACACAGAGGGCGTAGGAGCCCAATACAGGACGATTTACGGCATAGAGACTG